AAGATCAATCAAAGTGCGGTTGCGTTCATAATCTTCCAACACCTTGTGCTCGGACTGTTCATGATCTGACCAACGTTGCAACATGAGATTGTTCCACGCATAGCCACGACGGTCACGATCTTCAAACGCTTCTGTCAGTCCCACTTGATTCTTTGTGCCTTTCACACGCACACCTGGATAGGCCGAGAACACATTGTCACCGGGATCACCACGCATGCACTTCAAGAACAACACCCACTTCTGATAGTCAGTGGGAGGCACAAAGTTGGCATCGGCTTTGCCAACCTTGATCTTTGAGTTACTCTCAATAGTGAATGCCAAGTTTTTGCCTTTTGCGTCTGTGACACCAGCAGGACTGAACAAGTGATCATTGATGCCATTGTAGAGTTTGACATTGGGTGCAATCAACTGCACAAAGTCAGAATCTGAACTGACAATAACATGTTCGTCTTGGGGGTGTAAAGCAATCCAACGTGCAATGATGTCGTCTGCTTCTGCTGTGGCACAACGGATCACACTACAGTTGGTCTTTGTAGACAAGTATTTAGTCAGCTCATCATAGGTTTCCCAGAACAGCTTGTCCTCTTCTGCTTCGGTTTCACTCATCTGCCCACGTGCCACTGCACGGTTTGCTTTGTAGGGTTTATAGTGATCTTTGCGCCAGCTACGACCTTCCAGGGCGAATACCACATGATCAGCACCCAAATCACGTGCCACTTTGTTTGCACTCATCAAGGTCAAGTGCAGGGCAAAGCCCAATTTGGTCCATGTGTCAGCGGCACGATGCGCTTGGTGCCGCGCACGGAAAAACATGTTGCTAGTATCAATCAGTAGGTAGCGCATTTGTGTTCACCAAGTTGTGTTGTTTGATGTATTGTAACACATAGTTGGCCCAAAAGCAATGGCCTTTGGCATCAAAATGGTACCATTTTGAGGGCACATGCCCGTTTTGTTGCAAAATGGCATTGTAAGAACCCTGTCTGTTGTAAGGGTACATGTAACTGGTACCCCAAATATGTTGATTTTGGACATCACTGAAAGTGCTGTGCCCACTGTAAAACAAGTGAGGGATGTTCGACCTTTGCAGTTCGGTGTGTAATGTCCAAATCTTTTCATGACATTCCTGAGTTTTGATTGTCCAATCTACGTCAACCACAAATTGTTTGTATCGTTGTTGCAATTTTGCAGGAACCCAATCTGCCCCAGATGCATTGACCTGATACCATGTGCCGTTGTGCAACCACTCTTCTCGTTCCCAAGTGGTCCACTGTATGACCATGAATGTGTTGCTCAATTTGTCAGGGTTGTTGGCTATCCACTCTCTAGTGGTTCTGATAATGCGATCATTACTGCTGGCCGACTCTGCATCACAGACCAATGTACGGCCAAGATCACGTGCCAAATGTGTACACCAACTGGCTGCCAAGTTTACAGGATGTGGACGACGATCTATACCGTTCTTACCATCATCCACTGCAAATGCATCTGGCACAACTGCTTCTGCGGCAGCGGTGTGACTACAACCATTTGCATACAGTATCATCTGGGACTGGGGCCACCTGTGTCGTCTGCGCCCACTGGTTCCCATGACTCTAATTTCTTTTTCATGTCTTCTGCTGTGGCCACACGCTGACGCAGTTCACTGCTGCTGAATGAATGATCGCGACCATTGAAGTGTAGTTCAATATCACGCTTGTGACAAATCTCACGACCAGTAAACTCTCGGCCTTCGTATTCTACACCAAGTATACGTACATCAATAGGCAGGATCAACAACAGGTCTTCCAGATCTTTTTCTGTGTTGTACACCCAAACTTCATCCACATACTTGCAACCTATCAGTTGCAGTTGTCGTTCCACGATACTTTGCACTGGCCGGTTCTTGTTGGGACGATCCAAGGTGGGATCGTTTTGCAACGCACAGATCAAGTAGTCACATTCTTCCTTGGCTTCACGCAACATGGCAATGTGACCAGCGTGTAACAAATCAAAAGTGCTGGCAGTAAAGCCCACACGTCTTCCATCCATCATATCAATTTCCTTAACTTATCTCGGTGCGTCCGTCACCAATGTCACGGGTGTGTACATAACCGCCTGCTGAGTTGCGCATGGCTTGGTCTTGTTCCCATGTTTCCATCACAACGTGTCTGCATACATTTTGGAACCAACGATCCACAATGTCTGAGTCTGCGTCTGTGGGCTTCATCATGTAACCAGCCTTGACCAGGCGTGCAATGAATATCTCATTCCAGTCTAGTTCAAATGCACCTTGGTGCAAGTTGTTGGGATCAATGTCCATGTTCAAGATAGCCACATACGGTTCGTTGTTTTCGGTGGCAATTTGCTTGGCAGTTTTCTCAGGCGCCTTGGGTACACGAATAACTTTTTCCGCTACGGGTTTAGATTCTGGTTTTTTCTTAAATCTATCAAAGAATCCCATTATTTGCCCCATCCGTTGCCCCAAAGGTCAACGTGTAATCGTGGACTGTACCAGTAGCCACGTTTGAGTGCTTCATCGGCCACATTGATTCTGTTGCCATCGTATACACTGACCACACCTCCCACAGGCATCACAAACACAGGACCACCAAACTCACGCAAGCGATATTCATCTACTGCACGATCCAGTTCATCAAAGTCCGCAACTTTTTCTACCACAAACTTGAGATAGGTCACACCGTATGTTTCATAGTCCCACACAACATCAGGCTTGATAGCGTCCGCCCAGGACTCACCTGACACTGATAGTTTGGGACTGACACTGAATGTGATCTCACCAAACCAGTTGCGCAAGTAGTCTTTAAATTCCCGAGTCAAGTCTTGAGTACCATTGGTTTCAAATGTGATGTGTCGCAGGCCATGTTCGTGCAACACATCCAACAGTTCTGGATAAGCACGTTGCCAACCCAACAACGGCTCACCTCCGGTAATAACCAAGTGTACTGGATTGCCATTGGGTTGAAGCCAATGCCCATTGGGCAACAATGCTGTCATCCGGTCCACAAGTTGTTCTACTGTGTATGTGGGACTCAAGTGTTTGAAGTCTGGATGCCATGACGCATAACTGTCGCAACCTGTGTTCACCAGCGGCAATTCTTCAAATGTTTTGTACAACTCCACAGTCTTGGCCACTTCGTCTGCTTCTGTGCTCTTTTCACCAGGTTTGCAGCCAAACCCTGAACAGGTAAAGTTACAACCAAACATGCGCAAAAATACACTGGGCACACCAACATAGCGTCCTTCACCTTGTGCTGAATAAAATAATTCTGATACTTTGAGTTTCATGTAATTCCTATAGTCTTGTTACTGTGCTCATGCCTGAGCGGTTCTTTTGTAAGTCGGCAGTCTCTTGTGCTATTTTAACACGAGTTTCCGGCTTTGTCACCCAACCTGGTAATACTGCATCCAAATAGGTCAAATGCTCTGCAGGGGTAGGGTGCGGGTCATCACTGTGTTTCCATCCTACGGGGTACAACACTGTTTGATAACTGGGCATGATGTTATTTAGAACAGGTTGATACAAATCAAAAATATCTTGATCGCCTGGTGAATAATCAAACTGTCGGGGATTCATTATGTCACACATGGACAAAAACTTTGAGTTAACACCTGTGCAGTTTTTTAAAAAATTTGCAGTGGCCTTGATCGAAGCAATGTCTCGAATCAAGCATCCTCTTTCAGTGATAGCATCTCGAACATAGCCAGGATCGTATATTGGACAAGTAGTTATGTTGCCTAGTGTCTGCCAACGATCAGTATAGCGATCCTCACGCATGACATTGGTCCAACACACTACCACAGTATCACCAGCACCAAAATGATGACGCTGATCTGCTTCCATTATGCTGTTAAAAATATACTGATTGCCGGCGCCTGATTGACCCCAGTTTTCAAAATAGTCAAATTCTGGAGCAAGACAATCGGCCCAGGTGCTCCAACGATAGTTGGTAAAACTGCACCCGAATGCAAACAGTCTCGACATCACGCCACCAGTTGTTTTTTCTTCACTGAGAAACTGCCTTGTGCTTTGGCAGCACCTGCGCCTCGACGTGCACCTGTGAAGTCTCCTCCACTGACGCAATCCACAGTGGCTTTGCCAAAGTTTCTGCGTCTTGCAAAGTAAAACAACTCCAAGAATCGGTTGAAACTCATGGTCTTGTCTTCAGGAAAGTCCAAGCGATACACAGTAGTAGCCTTTGTTAACGGTCGATTGAAACTTAAATATTCCCAGATGTTGTAGTCCAACTTCAAGTTCATAGGGTACTGATTTCTGTCATCATACTTGATGTAGTAACTTCTTTGCAGTTTCATCAAACTGGCCAGCAAGTCTTCTGGCAAGTTGTAACGTTCCAGGAACTTTTCCAAATAGTCATACAATTGTTCCACTTGATTTTCTTGATGCATGTTCATGCTGGTTCTGTGAATAATGTTCCAACCGTGAATTTCTACACCAATCTTGGGATGATTAATGCGTCCAGTCATCATCCAATTGTTGAAGTACATGCGAGCTTCAGCTTCTTCTTTCTTCACCCAGTCATTGGTCATAAAGTATGCAAACAAGTCTTCGTAGTAGTCGTTGTAACTAACGTCCAAGTACTTGTTGACGAAACGTGCAACCAAGGTAGCAAAGCCATTGATATGAAACGTGGTCTGGAACCAGGCAAATATCTGTGCGTCCAACATCACCGGAGTGGGCATGTCTTTGGTACCTGTGATAACATCAATGCTTTCTTCAATGTGTTCCACACTGTAGCTGCCAGCAAAATAGTCTGTGACAGGTTGGCTGGTGATCTTGAACAGTTTCTTCTGCAACAAGTTCATCTCAGCATTTTCCAACAACTGTGCTTGGAATGTTGTGATGCCAGTGTGTTGATTTAACTCATACAAGGCATAGAAGTTTTTCTTCCATGACTCCAGCGTCTCCCCGGGCAAACCCAAGATCAGTTCTGTGTATGCAGGGATATTGCGTTGATCGCACAGTTCAAACACTTCGTTGAGCTTGTTCATTTCCATGTTCTTGCGACGAATGTTTTCCAACACGTCATGGTCCAGACTTTGTACACTGAGCGTAAGCCCTTGATTGAAGCCACGTGCATCCAACAGTTTCTTCACAATGTCTATGACTTCTTTCTTTTGATTCTTGGCCCAGGCTACTGAGAATGTTCTCGGTGAGCCAAATTTTTCCTGCATCTCAATGATCTTGTCTGCAATCATGCCATCACGTTCAGGATACATGCCAAAGTTGGCGTCAGTGATTGAGATCCAATCAAAGTTACGCCGCGCCATCCACTCTAGTTCAGCAAACACACGTTCCAGTTGAAATTTTTTGACCTTGTTGTAGGTCAAACTGCCCCAGTCGCAAAAGGTGCAAGCATAAG